GCGGTTTCGCCGTTGCGTTCTACTCGAATTGTTATATTCATGTCGGGGCCTTTCGGTTACGGGGTTACGTCTGCGGTGTAAACGCCGCCATGGAACGTAATTGACGTGGTGCTTAACTCGCCCATAGCGAATGAATGAGGTAGTTCGGCCAAGAAAGCCCCGGTTAGGGTAAAGCCGGGGTTTGTGGCACTATCGGCACCTACGGCGGGCTTCACAATAACGGTGGTTGCGGTACCTACTAGGTCCTTCAATGTTGCGTAGGTTTCGGTAGCGGCGTAAGACATATACAAGTCAAGCGTTACCTCATGGTCGCCTAACCCTTTAACATACTTGTTGTCTACGTCACCGAACGCGGTGGCTGTTAGTTCGGCGTAACGCTGTGTAAACGTGGCCGAAGTACATTGGTCCGACAAATCGACGCTATTAACGGTTACTACGGGGTTGGATAAAATGGTGCTTGTTGCCATGGTTTTTATTCCTCGGTTTCGGTTGTGGTTTTGACTTTACTAGGTTTCGGGGCTTTTGTGGGGGAAGGTTCGCCAATGAACCCGCCCGCGATTAGTGCGGCAATATCTACGCCTTTTGCCTTGGCGCTGTCGGCGTCGTAAAACGCGCCTACGGTGCCTACACGTTCGGAAAGAATTACATACATGGTCTAACTCGTTTGGGCTTGAATGTTTACAACTAGATCATATGCGGGAAGTTCTACCCCGCCGATAATGGCCATAGTTGGGCGTCCAGTTGTTACGCCAACATTTGAATTAAGAACCTTAGCGGCAAGGTTCATTAGTGATCGTTGGGCGTCAAGGTTGCCGGGGCCTAGCGTGATACAACGAATGGGAAACGTCATTTTTACTATGTTGCCGTTCCACGCTTCAAATGTGGGGGCGTCAATAAACACGCATGGCGGGACTAGGTTACGCGGGTCGGTCACTACTTGAAGGCCCGTTATAGTTCCAAGTTTCGCCGCTAGGTCGTCTAGGCACTCGTTAAACAAGTCTGTAAAGGCTTGTACGGGCATTAGGCAACCTGTGGGCGGTCAATACCCAATAGTTGTTTAATGACGCCGTTTAGGCCCGTTACAGGGCCACCACCCATGCCGTCAAAACTTGCGAAACTGTCAATAGATCCGCGTTGGCGGTATAGCATTCCGCCGTATTGGATAGTCCCTAGTGTGACGTCGCCCGACGGGGAAGTAGTCAAACTATCTAAGTAGCCCGCCTCACGACGGCGGCGATAACAGAAAGCGTTTGCCGCGGCCGCGCATTGGGTTAGGAAAGCAAGGTCGGCGGCCGTCGCGGTGCCGATACCGAGCCAGTCCTCAATATTTGTTGCGGTGATCCAAGTACAAACGGGCGTAATAGTTAGCGTCCCGTTAGGTATTGCTTCGGAACGTTCTAATGCGTTGCCAACGTCGTAAAAAAGAACTTGGTTCTCAATAGGAAATTGCGGGTCTAGTAATAAATCGCCTTGGTCGTCTACGCCCGTATAAAGAAACAACGGGCAAGCGTAAACCGTGTAGGTACCGTTAAGGCCGTGGCCTAAGCCCGCAACCGTAATCGTGTCGCCCGGTGTTATGTCGGCGTTAGTTAATAGTTGTACTACCGCGTAGTCGTCTAACCGTTGGTGGTGGGTTATTGAATAAACCGCCATAGCGGATACCCGCCTTTCGGATTAAACGAACTTAACGAACTTGGTAGCGTCTGCCATGAATGACGCGGCGTAACCACGGAACGCAATAGTACGGCCCAAGGTTGAAGGTACGTCAATGGAAATAGCGCCCTTCATTTGTTCGTAGAACTCGAAGCCTGCGGCGGGGCCTGCGGCGTGTCCCATGAATGAACCCGGCGCGTTTTTGTCCACTACAAGAACTAGGCCCAATGGGTTTCCGTTCCATGAGGTAGCAGACGAAGTGCCCGCGGCGTTTTGACCCATAAGGTTAGGCGCGCCTGTGTATGGGAATACCGGACGGTTCTGATCGTCTACGGACGACGAAAGCGCCGCCCACGTGGCAGGTGTGACCACCATATGTGTAGGAAGGTAGTTAGACGAAGCCGAAATTTGGCGAGCGCCTTCATAAATTGCGCTAACCCAGTCGGCACCTACGGCGGTGTCGGCCACGCTTGAAGTTTGTGTAATTGCGGCGTGGCAAGTGTCTACGGCGTAGTTGTCGGTTGCCTGTCCATAGGCGATAGCCAACTGTTCAATAATGATGTTAATTGAAGCAGGGTCGGACCAGTCGAGATCTTGTTCCGACACGGTGACGTATGTTCCAAAAGTAAGTTTTGAAATGTCATTGTTGGCTACGGTCACGGTTGAAGGATCGAGCGCGTTTAACTGGCCTGTTGGCTGTTGCGTTACGACGGGGCGTACCGTGATTACGGGGCGGCGGAATGTTGCGCCGGCTGTTGGTAGCGCCTTAGTCCCGATAGCAGAAACGAAAGGCCTAATCGGGTTAAGCGAGTCGTACACACTTCCCGTAATAATTTCGGGCAAAATGCCGGGCGTATCGGCGGTGGTGATATTTGGCGCGGCGGCTTTAATGCGGCCGTTCATTTCCGCAAACGCGGTAGGACCTGCGGCAAATGCGGCCATGTACTCGGACGGGCTAGGCAATTTTACCCCGTGGTTTACCTGTGCCCATAGTGGGGTAACTGGTGTACTTGCCTCAATGTTTACGGCGTTTTCGGTGACTTCGGACATGGTTTCGGTTTCCTCTACTTCGGATACTTCGGTGGTTTCGTCGGCGTCGGGTTCCGTCTGATTACTATTATTACCACTTTGCGCGGCTATTTGGTGGATACGGCTATCAGAAAATGCCGGCATGGGGACTACCGAGAGTTCGGCCCATGTAGCGGCGGTAACTTCCATTACGCCGTTTTCGTCGTAGGACCACGCCGTAGGTGTCGCGCCAACGCTCACGCCAGTTAGTACGCCGTCCATGGCTAACGTCAAGGCTTCACGGCCGTTAGCCGTGTCACTAATGCGGGCCTCGAAGTACATACCGTCGGCCATTTCTACGCGGGCGGTTACAACGCCGATAGGGCGTGTGTTGTCGTGGTATTGAAGCAATACGGGCGCTTGGCCTTCGGTTGGCATTGAACCCGGCATAAAGCGAACCGTAGTTCCGTCCGAAGTTGTCGCGTCTACGCCGTACGGAACGGCTAGGCCCATAATCGTACGCTTCGGGGTGCCGTCAGGGGCGGCGGCGTCAATGGTAATTGGTGAAGGTTGAAACTTAATCATTAGGTTAATCCTCGTCTATTTGGTTTGTTTGGTTTGGTGTCGGGCTTACTGTTTCCTCGACGTAAACGCCGTCTGCGATCATTTCCTCTAAATAACTCTCGATATCTAGGCATACATACGTACCGTTTGGTAGCACGTTGTTAGCACTCAATGTCTGGTTAAAAACCTCTATGTAATTTTTAGCCGCAAACAAATATAGATCTTGCTTGGCTTGTGAAGCATTTTGGTAGGTGTATCCGCCGACGTCAATTCCAAGTAAGTAAGCGGGCACGTTTGCGTACCGGCTTAATTCTTTTGCTTGGAACTCGCGGCTTTCAACTAAAAGCATTTTATCGGGCGTCGCGGTGGTCGCTTCGTAATCTAGTTCTTGTGAGATAAAAGCGGTTTGGTTTGTAGCGCGGGCTTCGTTAAACGCTTGGGCCATGTCGCGCATTTCTTGTGCGGTCAATGGTTCCCCGGATTTTTGTTTAAGAACGCCTGCGGGAATTGCCGAAGCCGCGTTACGCCATGCGGCGTCCTCTAAACGAATAGCGGTATTTATCGGGCCTTGTGCCATGTATAGCAAACCCTGTATAGGGCTTAGAAACTGTATAACTTCGTTACTGTCAATTTGTAAACCACTAAACAAAAGTTGGTTAGACGGTCCGAACCACACCGGACCCGCCTGATCTTGACTGGTCACCATTGCGGACGGTAGACGGGTAAAAGTTGCGGGGTAGCCGTCGGCCGTCCTACTTTGAACGTGCCAAAACGCGCGCCCATAATGAAATAGATCGTCAAATGTCCACGCCATAATAAAGTTGTTAGTTACGGTTGGGTCTAAACGTTCGGCCCATGAACGCGGCGCAATATAAACGCGTTCCATTTCCTCACCATTCCATTGTTTACGGTAAAACTTGAACCCAATAGTTGCCACAATGGAAGCGATTAGGTCGCGAGAACGTGAAATAGCAGGTACGCCCATAGCGCGTTGGCGGGCGTTGCCGTCAATGTAGGCATAGAAATTACCAATTTGAGACGCGCCCGCATTAGATCCATAACCAATAGCGGCCTTAGTTGCGGGTTCCTCGCTTACCGCCATTTGTGCGGAACGGTTACGGGTAAAGAATGCCATAGCGAAATAGTACGCCTTTTCTAGTCGGTAGTGGGGGAACGCCCGCCGTCGGAATGTCCCCGACGAACCGCCAACGACGGACGCCCTATAACACTAACGCCCCACGATAACTATTGAAGGTTTACCCGTGTGCGCGGGTCGTGACGCCAACGCAACGGCAAAAACCATACAACGGGCTAACTCGATAGGCCCCGGCGAACGGGCGCTAGAAAGTGCCACGGTTCCCAAGTGTTTAACCATTGTTGCGCGTTCGACGTGTTCCATAAGTAACAACGATCCACTATGGGCTATACGGCCTTCGATAATCATTGAACGAACTGGCGCGGTCCACTTGCCTAACTCGCGGTAGCCAACGATCGTACGGCGCGGTTCCCATTTAGGGGGGCAAGATATTTCAAGGCTAGGCGGTAACGCTAACCGTAGGGAATGGGTGCTACTTAGTTCTTTTTCGACGGCCTGCCACATAGCCGCCAAACTTTCAACGTGGAACGCCACCGTTACAAACGTTTTCTGTTCTACTTGTACGGCACGAACCCCAACGTAATAACCGCCGTCTATGGAACTTTCAATAGACAACACGCCCCCGGCAGGTATCGCCTGATCCGTTTGTAGCGTCTCGAATAACCCCGGTTCTAGCCAACCAGTAGACGAAGCGACAAAAATATTTACGCTAGAACGCAAAAAAGCCGATCGGTTAGGACCTTTTGCTTCGGCCTCTAATACCGACATATCGAGCGTGTAGCCAAGCGCGGGGTTTGCGTACGCCCATGCTTCGGGGGTCATAGGGTCTAAACCCGGTGGCGGTTCCCACGATCCAAAATACATAGGGCCAACGTCGCCGGCGTCTATCTGTTTCAACCCTTGGGAACGCCAACGCAACATAGCGGTACTGTGTTGCGTACCTGCCGTAGAGAACATACAAAACAACGGGTTACGCCGTGCGCGTTGCGTAGGTAATAAACCTTCGTCTATGGCCGCTTCGGATACGTTCCATACTTCGTCCACCGTAACTAGATCGGCGCTGTAACCGTGGCCCGCCTGCGGGGTCGCCGCGCGAACTAGCCAACGGTGCTTAACGCCTGCCGGGTCTAATACCGTTAGTTCGTTACGGCCGTAGGACCATGAAACCGTAGCGCCGTAATGTTCCTCTAAGTACGGGGCTAGGTATTTGAACAAACTTACGGCTAGGTCTAACTTGTGGGCCACACTTATAACCAGTTGGGGCGTACCGCGCCTAGGACCTTCGACGGTTAAATGCCAAGCAATGAGCGCCGCCATAAGTTGCGTTTTTCCGCATTGCCGCGCTACGGACGAAAGCCCAACACGACGTAAATAATTACCTTCGTCGTCCATTGCCGTTAAACCTTGGGCTACTCGATATTGCCACGGCATTAAGTCAATACCTAAAAGCGTTTTAGAAACACCCAATATTTCATCGGCCCGCGTTGGCGCGTCGTCGGGCGTGATCGTTTCTAGTCTCGGCCAGTTGTGGCCAGTTTCGGCTAGTTCGAACTGGTTTGGGATATACGAAACAGAGCGAGCGGGGGCTTCCGTGTTCTCTTTCAAAAAAAATTCCTTATGGCGTAAGGGTTTGCGGGCGTTCGAACGGGTGTTCGGTGCCGGCGTCATGGTTTGGCCGTTCTTGGTGTTGGCGCGTCGTTGGTTGCCTAGTTTGGCCCCGCGACTGGCGTTACATGGTTTACATGAAGGTACAAGGTTATCTAGGTCGTCGGTCCCGCCTAAGACGTGTGGTACTAGGTGGTCGGCTTCGGTTGCGGCATTTGTTTGGCACCAATGGCAGGTTGGGTTGTCGGCTAGTAGTTGTTTGCGGTTGCGTTTGTATGTCGGGTCGTTTGTTGTGTGTTCTCTTGGCATTTGACTAGCGCCCCTCACTACGTGTCGGGTTGCTCTCGATGTCATGCGGGGCCGTTGTTGTGTTGTTTCGGGTTTGTCGGGTTTGTTTCATTTAGTTACCTTGTGTTGTGTAGTTAAACCTAGTACGGGTATACCTGCCCCACGGGTTGCCACCTAATCCGTGTCCCGTCCGTTCTTTATTGTCGCGGATCACGACGCCTCTTTTCATAGCCCAAACGTCTTACCCCTGCGCCATTAGTTCGTAATGTTAAGCATGAAGCGGGGCGCGTTTGTCTACCCACGCTTTCCGTGTGTTTCCCGTTCACCTTGCTAAGGGTGTAGGCCGTGGTCGTATTTAGTTAGTCGCGGAAGTAAAGCGAGAGTATGGCAAGGGTGATACAAGTAACCCCTATGTAATACCCAACTAATGCCCACGCGTTCATTAGGTCGCCTTGGGGTATGGCAAGACGGGGTATCGAAGCGCCTTGGCCATGTTCTTTCGTTCGGTTTTAGATCCTAGGAATATGACGTATCGGTGTTTTCTAGATCGTTCTTGGAAGTAGACATTTTCCGCGCCGTATTTTTCTATTACTTGGGCGTTTGTTAGCCCCTTGGCGTAGGTGGCGTGGTGTTGGTGTTCTAACCCTTTTACCTTGGGGTCTAAGAAACGGCTAGATAGCCCCGTATACATAAAGTTTGTGGCTTGGTAGACGTAACCCGTGTGGGCTTGGGCGTTGTCTGCGAACGATACAACTATGCGCGGCGTCGGTAGTAGCCGAA